CATGATGATAATTGTCATCGGAGTTCGTGCAGATGAAGAAGTTTATGAACTTGCCCAGAAGAGGGTTCGTAAACACGATATACTTGGTTGACTATCTTCACCCAATCAGCTATAATTCAATAGTGATCAGGTTTCGGTAACCTTGCGAGGTCTGAGACCGGGAAGATGACCTCCGGGCCACCTTCTTTCTCCCCCAGCTGTGCACGGCTGGGGGATTTTTTCTTTATCCTCACAAACTTTCGTGCTTATTTCGCAATCAATATAAGCACGGTAGTTTGGTCAGAACCGGTCAAAGTCAGCCTGTGAAGCCAGTTCTCGATATGGATACTCGTCGTTTTGCCGCTCCGTGAACATATCATTGACCAACCCAATAGTCAGCAAGTCGAGGTCAGCTATGCTGATACCGAGCTGCACACAGCGCAGCATGAAGAGCGGGGTGGTCATTACCCGCTCACTTTTGCGAGGTTTTTTCTTGCCTCTACCTCCGTCTGGACATTCAGGCCCCACAGTTCGATCAGCTGAGGCAAGATTTGGTAGATGGAGAAAGTGTTGAAGTTTTCCAGCCACTCATCCGGGGTATCCGGCACCTGATCGGGATGGGCGTGCTTCGCCATGATCCAAGCCAAATCCTCGAACATTTCCAGACTGAACATATCCAGATTGGAGGCATCCTCACTGTTATCCCCCACACTGGATTCAAGCTGTCGAAGGTCACGGTAAATATCGCGGCCGAACTTGATGCGGTACAGACGAGGAACGGCCGCGCTGGCGCGGAACTCTACCATCTGACCATCGATTTCAATTTTCTTTGTAACTGCCATAATCTCTATCCTCCTAATATCAGGATACCTCTCGGCATCCATGCTCCCCAGCACATGGGAAGTTTGTCCTTGCAAATTCTCTGTGGTATTTTCTTGCGGCCTCATCATAGGCATGAGCAGCCTCTTCCCTTGTTACGAAAAGTCCCAGATAAATCGTTCTGCCATTGACTCCGATATCTGCTCGGTATTTACCGCTTCGGTGAAGGCTCACGCCTTTGAAACCACTCTGATTTGTCATTCGGATAACTTCATTACAAGCATTTTCAGCTCTTGTGGCTACCCGAAGATTTGTGCGCCGATTATCGCGTGTATCTCGGCTAATATGATCAACAACCGTTTTACCATCTAAGCCCAGCACATATCTTGCGAACTCTATGGTTTTTCCGTTAATAGTTGATTTTGCATAGCCTTTCTTATCGATAAACCAGCGATGCTGCCAAGCTGCCTTGTAGTCCTGTCTATCAAAGGTAAAAGAATCACCATCGGAACAATTGTATCTCAGATGGTCGCCCTCATCCTCGACAGACCAACAATGTGAACAAGAAGATGTCGGATTCTTGCTAAGCAGGTTGTCCCTGAAAACCTCACAGGCATTACCACAGTCGCACATACACGCATACTTGTGATGTCTGTTGAACTTTCCCAAGTATTCCGTAACCACGAGCCGTCCGTATCGCCTGCCCACAATGTCCTGAAAGTTACATCGTTTCGGCATTTATCCTCCATTTCATGTAGAAAGGGCAGAGCCTCCGCTCTGCCCTCGGTTCGTGTACTTGTTTACTCTGCCGGGTCGATGCTGACCAGCGCATTGCTGCCGCTGACGGTGGGCAGCTTGCCATCCCACTTCTGAATCTTCTGGTACTCGATCAGGGTATCGGACAGGCTTTCTGCAATCTTGCGGTTGGCTTCAGCCTGAGCATCTGCGGCAATGGAGGTCTTCTGTGCCTCCGCCTCGGCATTGGTGATCGCCACTTGCTTGTCGGCTTCTGCCTTTGCAATGGCGGCCTCGTTCTCGATTTTCTGCTTGTCAGCGTTCTGCTGGGCAATGGACTTCTGCTGGATGGCAGTGTTGTATGCCTCTTCAAAATCCATGTTGTTGATGACCACCTTATTGATGAACACAGCACCCTCGCCATACTTCTGGTTCAGGGACTCTGCCAGCTGCTGCTGTGCCAGCGGCTCGATCTTGGTGCGGTTGGTGACCTCATTGGGGCCAAGCTCGGCCATGGCGGACTTGATGGCAGATGCCACCAACTCGTCACCAACCAGATTCTTGGTGTCAGACACATTTGCGTACAACCATGCGTTCCTTTCGGGAAGCACCTGATAGGTCACGATCACATCTGCGGCATACACAGGAGTCTTGTCGGAGGCTTCGCCCCAGATCTGTGCCTCGATGTGCTTGTCCTGCTGCTTGTTGGACACGGTATGGATGCTCTGGACAAACGGAATGGTGAAGTTGAGCTTGCCGCTCTGGATGGTGGCCTCCTGAATCTGTCCGAAGCTGGTCTTCACACCGGTGTATCCGGTCGGAACGATGGTCACCGACTGGAACAGCAGGAAGGCCACGAAGATGACAGTGAACAGGGAAAATACACGATGCTTTTTCATATTAGAAATCTCCTTACACAATAATGTAGGAAGCAGAGCTGAAGCCCTGCCTCGGTTCATCAGCCCTGAGGATCAGACTCCTCAGTCACCATACTGGATGCCTCAGCCTGCGGCTCATAGACCTTCTCGTACCACTTGTTATAGACATCGTCGCTGGTATTGGTGCCGGTCTTGGCCTTGACATAACCGTTTGCCAGCGGGGTTGCCTGCAGGGTCAGGGTGTCGGTCTTGACCTCCTTGCTGTCCTCGTTGGTGCCGCCTTCGATGGACGGACGACTTGCCACGCAGTTGTACATGACATGACGGATATGCCGCTGGTCGCCATCGAACTCGAACAGGAATGCGAAGTGCTCCAGCTCGGCATTGGCGTTTTCCGCCAGAACGCCGTTGCCATCCAGTTCCTCGTGCATAATGTCCGTGAGGAAGGACTCCGGGATCAGGGCGATTTCCAGATCACCCTCATAGCCGGAGTTGTTATTCACGACATAGTAGGCGATATTGTCCGCGTAGAACGGCTCAATATCACCATTGGCATCCAGGGACAGACTGACCGCACCGGGAATCCGTACCGGGGTCGCATAGGACACGCTGCCATCCTCGTCAAAGGTCGCCTTGGCGTAATGGCAGTTTTTCAGGCCGTACTTGACCTTATTACTTTTCTTACTCATTGCTTTTCCTCCACAGAAATAGCCCTGCGGCCGACTCACACAGTCAGCTCATACAGGACTTCGTACATTTTTTCCGTCTCGATCCACACCTCGCTCTTTTCATAGAAAAGTTCGTGGGCGGTCAGGACTTCTTCGATTGCTGCCTCCATATCCGGGTCTTTGTAGTCGGTGTAGACCTCAATGTCCAGCCGGTTGAAGTGGTGGTACACGATGCCATCCGCACTAAAATTTGCGGCTTTCGGATACAGAAAACAGATGAATGGTGGGTCAGGGCTTTCTCCTTCTGCGAAATGGTCATACGCAAAGGGCAGGCCCATTTCTTCCACCATCGCTTTGACTTCTGCGTGGGTCATGGTATCCTCCTACTTCAGTGCTTTCTCGATGAGGCTTTGGAGCAGCTCAACACCCTCCTGCTCGGCAGGAGCAATGTGCGGTCTTGCCGCCACACGCCCGCCACCGCGCTTGGCGTGGCCTTTTTCCAAAAGATGCGCCAGCTGGTATCGGTCTTTGGAATGGACGACCATCTGAAGGCTCTGGCTGGACTCCTCCTGCTTGGTTGCCACCCAGCTCGACTTATACCGACCGGTTCGGGACGGTGCGCCGGCCTCGATTTCTTCTTTGACCATCTTTGCCGATTTCCGAACCGCTCGTTTGACCTCGGAGGATGCCAGCTTTGCATATTCCTGCAAGCCTTCATTGATGGCTTCTGCCATCCCGTCGATGCTCACGGTCTTGCTCATTTCTGCCTCCGTTCCAGCCGACAATGCAGCTTGATGATCTTTTTGCCGTAATTCATCGGGTCAACGGACGTGATGTCGTAAAGCTCACCACGGAACAGGGCCCTGAAACCAGTCGAGGTCAGCTTATTGACCTCGCTGCACCAGCGCACCGTGAACACCACGCTTTTCTGTTCGGCTGTGACTTCACCTTCATCCTCCTGCGCCTCATAGGTCGAAGCGTAGGCGAAGCAGGTGTAATAATCCACCCATGCGTTCCGATGATTTCCGACCTTATCGGTCATGTGCTTGCTCTGCTGGATCGTGATCCTTTCGTTCAGCTTATCGATCATCAGAACACCCCCTCCCTCACGGCGAACAGAATGGAGCGAAGCGTCAGCATCAGCTGGTGATGGTCGGCTTCGTCCCTGTGTTCATACAAATAGCCCAGCGCATACAGAATCGCCACACGGCAAGTGCTGCGCAGGGCTTCCAGCTCCCTCGTCGGCTTAACACCGTTCTCGGCATCCCGGTCAGCGGCATTGACCGCCTCCCACTGGTCATCCGAGAACCGGCCCACATCTTTGCACATCTGCTCGGCCGAGGAAAGCAGAATGCCAATCAGGGCATCTTCATCCCCGCTGTCCACGCGCAGATAGGTCTTTGCTTCAAAAAGCGGGATCAGTGCCATGATCAGCGTCCTCCTCTCTTATCAGCCGCCGGCAGCCATCTGCAGGAGCTGGACGGCTTCGGGCAGAATCAGCTTGCCATCGACACGCTGGGTGGTCAGGAAACCGACCTGATCGGTCCGGGCGTACAGTTCGTTCAGACGGCGGAAGGTGCGGTTCTGGCGGTCAGCCACCCAGTAGTAGCTGTAATCGCCAAAGGCCATGACCTTATTGCCGCCCTTGACCTCCGGCATAAAGGCAGAAGTCTTCAGGGGACGGTTCAGCAGGGTGTCAGGCTTGCCAATCTCCAGACCCGGCTTCCAGATATAGTTGCCGGTGTTGTCCTTGATGGTCATCAGCTGCAGCACCAATGCCTCATTGCAGAGGAACTGCGCTTTCTTGCGGTAGGGAGCCTTCAGCGCGTAGTAC